ACTGCTGCTACTGGTAGCTGTACAGTTAGCTTGGGTGTTACTGGCGTTACTGCTGCTGCTTATGTTTCTGCTTTTGCAGTGACTAGCTCAGCTACTGCCGGAACCTACGCAACTCCAGCGGCTGCTGGCTATCCCATCGTGTCTGGAGCTGCTGACACATTGGACTTGCTGTTGGTTACTGAAACCACTACATTGAGTGCTGGTTCAATCCGTGTCTTTGCTGTCATCGTTGACGCACAAGACCGTGTTGGTCCTGCTACTGTAGACCGTGAGCAACTGGCTTAATAGCTAGTTGATGCAGGGAGGGGCTTAACCGCCTCTCCCTTTTATTGTTTAAAAATTATGTCTACATTTATTTCTTTAACAAATGAATTGCTGCGAAGAATGGGTGAGGTTGTTTTAGACACCACCGAATTCGCTGGAGCTAGAAACATTCAAGCTCTAGCCAAGAATGCTATCAATTCATCTATTAGAGAATTGATGCATGGTGCTCAAGAATGGCCCTTTGCTCTTACTACTTATACACAAACAATGACAATAGGTACGGGAACATATTCTTTCCCTTCTGATTTGTCTAGTGTTGATTGGGAAAGTTTCTATCTCAAGCAGCTAACAGCAGCAAACAATGATCCGGCTCGTTTACCTGTTCTTACATATGTTGACTACTTAGACAACTATCGTCCCGGTGAAGATGTAAATGGCACTGGAGGCCGTGGTCCTTCTATTGCTGTTTATCAAACACAAGAAGCTAAGTTTGGTGTCACTCCGAAACCAGATCAGGCTTATGAGATTGAGTATAAGTATTGGTCTTTTCCTGCTGCCCTGTCTGCTGATACAGACGTAGCTATTATTCCTGATAGGTTTAATGGTGTGTTGCTTGATGGTGCTATGTTCTACATGCTTATGTTCAGATCTAATGAACAGGGAGCAACAATGTATAAAGAGAAGTTTGATCTAGGTATCAGAACAATGCGTAGGCTTTTGTTAGATGAGCCTTTGTATATGCGTTCAACAATGATTGTTAAGCCTTCCTTTAATCCAAGAGTGTTTTAATGGCAGACAGAATTAGTGGCTTTAAGGTTACATGTATTGGTGGAATGAACACCAATAGGGATGTACTATCTCAAGGTGAGATATATCAAGGGTCAGCCACACAGCTAATTAATTATGAGCCAGCTATTACTGGCGGCTATAGACGGATTAGTGGATATGCTAATAGTTATGGAACTGTAACTGGCACAGGTAGTGTACTTGGTGTTATGGTTTCAGAGAGTTTAAATGATGGCATCTTTGCTTGTCGCAAACCCTCTGCTGGTACAAGTTACTTTTATAGGTGGGTAAATTCTTCATCAACTTGGTCAGCCATTACAACTCCAGCAGGTGTTACGATGGTGGGAGTTAAGAAGGTTAGGTTTACTAGATTTAATTGGAGTGCTCCTAAGATTGCATTAACTGATGGAATCAATCCGGCTGCTGTGTATGATGGAACTACCTATACACAAATTACAGATGCTAATGCTCCTAATAGTCCTAAGTATTCTGCTGCCTTTAAGAATCATTTGTTCTTAGCTGGTGATACAACAGATCCTTACAACTTATATATTTCTTCTCCTTTGGCAGAGACAAACTTTAATCCAGCAAATGGTGCTGCTGTTATCAATGTAGGTTTTGAGATTGTTCAGATTAAACAGTTTAGAGATACGCTGTACATCTTTGGTAAGAATGCCATTAAGAGTTTGACAGGAACTAACATTGCTGACTTTGTGGTTGGTGAAGTGACAACAAATTTAGGTTGTGTTGTTCCAGATAGTGTGATAGAACTGGGTGGTAGTCTAGTGTTCCTTGGTCCTGATGGTTTTAGACCAGTGGCTGGAACAAGTAAGATTGGTGATGTGGAATTGGAAACAATTTCAAAACAAATTCAATTCACCATTACATCAATCTTACAAGAACTTGTAGCTGGTTCTATTGATCCAGAAACATTAAGCTCTGTAGTTATTCGTAAGAAGTCACAGTTTAGATTGTTCTTACCAGCCGAAGGAACCTTTGGTTTGTTAGGTGGTCTTAGGGCCAGTGAAGGTGGTGTGTCTTTTGAGTATAGTCAGCTTTTTGGATTTCCAGCTACATGTGCTGCTAGTGGATACATTGGGCTTGATGAAGTTATTATTCATGGGGATGCTACTGGTAAGGTGTATGAACAAGAGACAGGAAGTTCTTTTAATAGTACAGAGATTTTGAGTGTTTACCAAACACCTTTCTACTATTTTCAAGATCCTTCAATTCGTAAAAACTTCTATAACATTTCTACATTCTTGCGTAGTGAGGGATCGACTAGTATTGTGATGGGTGTGGCTTATGACTTTGATGACTCTGTTAATGTCTTCAATCCAGCCAACTATAACATTTTAACAACTGGTGCTGCTGCTTATTACAATGAAGCTGTCTATGATGCTTCAGCAATTTACGATGGTAATCCATCACCAGTGGAAAAGACAAACATTGAAGGCTCTGGATTCTCCATTGCTTTCAAATATGTGACTAATGATGCAAATGCTAGTCATACAATTCAGGGCTTGGTCTTGAATTATTCGATGAATGATAGACGCTAAGGGGAAACTAAATGGCAGGTTATGTAAGACAGTCGGCTGCTGATATTGTACCAACGGGCGTAGTTCGTGCGGCTCCAATTAACAATGAGCTGAATGCTCTGCGTGATGCCTTTGCTGCTGTTGCTGGTCATAAGCATGATGGCACTGCTGCTGAGGGAACTCCTGTTCCTGTTGTTGGTGACGCTGATTTATTAAATAAGATTGCCACTGATACAGCTAACAATCGTCATGGTGTGTTTGTTGAAGTATCTGCTGCTACTGTTGAGCAGGTACGCTTCCAAGATGGTGTCATTGTTCCAGTGACAGATAACGACATTGACTTAGGTACAAGCTCCTTAGAATTTAAAGACTTATACATTGATGGCACAGCTAACATTGACAGCTTAGTTGCTGACACTGCTGACATTAATGGAGGCACTATTGATGCTACAGCTATTGGTGGAACAACTCCCGCTGCTGGTGCTTTTACAACTCTATCGGCTTCTGGTGCGGCAACACTTTCTAGCACTTTAGCAGTTACGGGTGTTGCAACGCTTGGTAATGGTGCTGTGCTGGGAACACCAACATCAGTTACGCTTACAAATGCTACTGGTCTGCCTATCAGCACAGGAGTAAGTGGTCTTGGGTCAGGCGTAGCAATCTTTTTAGCTACGCCAAGTAGTGCTAATTTGATTTCTGCTGTTACGGACGAAACAGGAACTGGTTCGTTGGTGTTTGCCAATTCACCAACACTGGTAACTCCAGCATTGGGAACACCTGCTTCTGGTGTAGCAACCAACTTGACGGGTCTGCCAATCTCAACGGGTGTGACTGGTTTAGGAACTGGCGTTGCAACATTCTTGGGTACGCCATCATCTGCTAACTTAATCTCTGCCGTTACTGACGAAACAGGAACTGGTTCTTTGGTGTTTGCAACAAGCCCTACCTTAGTAACCCCTATCCTTGGAATACCAGCAAGTGCGACTTTGACCAATGCCGTAGGTCTTCCTATTTCTACAGGCGTTTCTGGTCTTGGTACTGGTGTAGCAACATTCTTGGGTACACCATCATCTGCTAACTTAATCTCTGCTGTTACTGATGAAACAGGCACAGGGTCATTGGTCTTTGCAACTAGCCCAACATTGGTTACCCCTGCATTGGGAACACCATCTGCTTTGGTAGGAACTAACATTACAGGAACTGCGGCTGGTTTGACAGCAGGTAATGTAACTACTAACGCTAACCTTACTGGTGCTATTACTTCAGTTGGAAATGCTGCATCCCTTGGTTCATTTACATCAGCTAACCTTTTGGCTGCTTTGACTGATGAAACAGGAACAGGCTCTGCAGTATTTGCTACATCTCCTACCTTGGTGACTCCTATCCTTGGTACACCAACAAGTGCAACTTTAACAAACGCCACAGGGCTTCCAATCTCAACAGGCGTGTCTGGTCTAGGAACTGGCGTTGCTACTTTCTTAGCTACTCCTAATAGTGCAAACTTGCTTTCTGCTTTGACTGATGAGACAGGTACGGGTGTTGTTTTATTTGCTACTTCACCTACTTTGGTTACACCTATTCTTGGTACACCAACATCTGTCACATTGACCAATGCAACTGGTCTGCCTTTGACTACTGGTGTTACAGGTAATCTACCAGTAACCAATTTAAATGCAGGAACATCTGCAAGCGCATCAACTTTTTGGCGTGGTGATGGTGCTTGGGCAGCACCTACTGGTGGAGGTATTGCTTACACGGCAGTCCAAACAGCCAACTACACAGCCGCAAATAATGATGGTGTTTTAACAAATACAACAGGTGGTGCTTTTACAGTTACTTTACCTACAAGCCCATCAGTAGGTAATATTATTGTTGTGATTGACTCGTTTAGCCAATGGGGAACAAACAATTTAACAATTGACCCTACAGCATTGATTAAGATTGCTGGTAACACGGCTGGTGACACGCTAGTCTGTGATATTACAGGTGCAACTGTTACGCTTGTTTTCACAGGTGCAACTTATGGATGGAACGTAGCTGCACAGGTTGGTGGTAATGGTGGTACAGCAGTTACGTTAACAGGAACACAGACCCTTACCAACAAGACGCTTACCTCACCAGTATTAACAGCACCAGTTTTAGGAACTCCTGCAAGCGGTGTTGCAACCAACTTAACTGGTTTGCCTTTGACAACTGGCGTGACAGGTTTACTGCCCGTAGCAAATGGTGGCACAGCAACAGCAACCCCTAGCATTGTTGCGGGATCAAATATAACTGTTACAGGTACATGGCCCAACCAAACCATTGCGGCATCTGGCGGTGGAACACCGGGTGGTTCTACAACTCAAGTTCAATACAACAATGCTGGTGCATTTGCTGGCATTACAGGTGCTACAACCAACGGAACAGCATTGACCTTAACTGGTGCAATTCTCAACGGCACTTTAGGGGCAACTACTCCAAGCACAGTAGCGGCAACGTCTATCACAGCATCTACAACCCTTAGCGTAACTGGTGTATCAACATTTTCTGCTGGAAGTGCGGCAGCTCCAGCATTAACGACAACTGGCGACACCAACACAGGCATCTTTTTTCCTGCGGCTGACATCATTGCTTCCAGTACGGGTGGCACAGAACGCGCCCGTGTCACCGCCGCCGGTTACTTAAAAGCAAGTAATACTGGCTCTTATGCGGACGCTACTGGTTTCTACCATGAACTTAATAATAATGACGCAGCAACACCATCTGTAATTTGTAGATCAACTAGTGGGTCATTTACAGGAAATGTCTTCACGGTGCAATGTGATAGAAATACCACAGGCGGTTCTTATAATTTTATTAGCTGTGGAGTTCCTGGTGTTGGGGTAAGGTTTCAGATACTTGACTCAGGTAACGCACAAAATATAAACAACTCATATGGCGCAATATCTGATGTAAAACTAAAAGAAAACATTGTTGATGCCACACCAAAACTTGCAGGATTGATGCAAGTAAAAGTGCGTAACTACAACCTGATTGGCGAAACAACAAAACAATTAGGTGTTGTTGCTCAAGAGTTAGAAACTGTTTTCCCTGCAATGGTTGATGAATCACCTGACAAAGACGCAGAAGGCAATGACCTTGGTACAACAACTAAGTCTGTGAAATACAGCGTGTTTGTTCCAATGCTCATCAAGGCTTTGCAAGAACAACAAGCAATCATTGAATCCCTCAAGGCTCGTTTAGATGCCGCTAATCTTTAAAAGGAAAACATCATGTCACAAGTAACTTGGTCAATTAACACAATGGAACGAAATGTAGCTACAGGGTATGTCTCGGTAGTGCATTGGAACGCTACAGCAGTAGACGGAGAACACTCTGCCTCTGCCTACGCAACAGTCTCATGGGCTGAAGGCACTCCTGCCATTCCCTATGCGTCACTAACAGAAGCTACTGTACTAGAGTGGGTGTGGGAGTCTGTTGACAAAGCAGCTACAGAGGCTTCTTTGGCGGCTCAGATTGCTTTGCTGAAGAATCCTGTTAAGGCTACTGGTACGCCTTGGTAAAACGAGAAGCCATCACTCGATCTTGATGGCACACTAGGAGAAACTCATGGGCGAGAAAAAAACAAACCCTGTGACAATCGATGGCGTTGATTACGATGTTAATGACTTTACTGACCAACA